TTTAAAATATCTTCTATTTCCATATTCTCTCCTGTTTATCTAACTCTAATTTAATTTGTTCCCCTTCGGTACCCGTAACATACTTGCACTGTTTAACTCCTCGAAAATAAATGTTTTCTAATTGCTGACATCCGTCTACATAGTCCATATTTCAGTGTTTTTGCACAGATACCGAGTTAATTGTGGATAATTCATAAGCTATCCTCTAACTACTCTTACATATTTTTTGTTTCTGCCTTTACAGATTAAATATGTTGTATAACCATCTATTAAGTACCCTTCTTTATTTATTACAATTGGTTGCTCAAATTTGCCTGTAATTAAATAATATGAAATCTTATAATTCATTTTTTCTTCTCTTGGCGGATGCTCTATAAAACTATCTTTTATTTTTATATTACTTAAATTTTTTATCATAACTACCTCCTAATAAATTCTTGAAATATGATTCATGTTCAAGGCTTCAAATCCCTTTAGCGTTCTTTCGTAAACTGCTACCGTTTTACCTGTATACTCACATTTCTTTTTATCTATCGCTTTAACCATTCCCATGTCTGCTAATTCTGACAAGCGTGGCGCGGTGTAATTCCTTTCCGTGCTAGGAATAAACCCTAAATCAAATAACTCCACAGCTAACTCTTTGGCTGTTTTAGGCTTGTCTAATCTATTCAATATCTGTATATATCTTATTTTTGTTTTATCTTGTATGTCATCAAAACTCATTTGTCTTGTAGTTTGTGTTATTGTACTCATTTGTTTCACTCCTTCCGTTACAAACCTAGCTCTTTTAAAGTATATTTCTTATTTACTTCCATTCCTTTATACATGCTATTATCTGTTATGTATGGAAAAACTAGTTTATCATTGTCCTCACAAACTATTCTTATATAGGGATTTATCTCTGTTATTTCTTTTTTCTTTTGTATAAATTGTATTCTTTTTCTGAATGGTCTAATTACCTCTGCTAAATATTTCTTTTCTGTTTCATCAAGTACTTCTTCTCTCTCAAATACTGTTTCGTATTTGACTGGTCTTTCGACTTTGACTATGTCGTTCTCTTCCTCACCATCTATGTCCTTCAAATCCTCTGTATAATATTTCAATAATACAAAATGATTACTGCCATAAAATTTATCTTCAAACACAATCTTCTTCCTGCCGTCTCTGTATGTAACTATATCTCCATCCTTTAAGTCTGATTTTATAAATTTTACTTTTGTAAATTCATCTTCTCCCATCCACCATAATTCGTTTTCTTTAAGTGAACTACATTTATAGTCTCTATCACTAATTTCCTCTATTTTTACAATCTCTCCAATATTAAACCCATGTCCATGTTTTTTGGCTATTACTTTTACTTTATCTCCAACCTTAAATTTCATTTTATTTTTCCTCCTCTTTCCACTTTATTTTTCCTAGCAATATATCTTTTATTGCTCTTATTTTTTCTATTTTACTTAATTTCATAAATTCTTCTTTATTCATACTAATACCTCATAACTCCTGTAAATTCACTATTAGGTTTATTAAATTTTAAGTTTACTTTTCCAATCTCTCCAGCTCTTTGTTTTGCTATTTTTAACGTTACATCTACCACATTTGATTCATCTTCTTTTTCCTGATATAAAAACCATACATTGTCTGCATCTTGTTCTATACTTCCACTTTCTCTTAAATCTGCTAAAGTAGGTTCTGCTTTTGTTGCATTTCTATTTAGCTGACAAAGTCCGATAATTGGTATGTCTAGTTCTAAACTTAATAGCTTCAATGTTCTTGTTATGTCTGCAACTTCTTGCTCTCTTGATGGTAGTTTTTTGTTATTCTTTATAAGCTGTATATAGTCTATTATTACTAAATCTAATTGATTTTTATTTTTCAGTTTTCTTATTGTTGTTTCTATTTTTTGTATCGTTGTAGCTCTTGAAATTAAAGTGATTGGCAAATTTGATATATCTTCCGAAACATCTCTTATTTTTTCAAAGTCAGCTTCTTCTAAAGTTCCTCTTCTCATTTTATAAGAGTTTATTCTTGCTTTACTTGCAATTAGTTTTTGTATCAACTGTGTATCACTCATTTCTAAACTTATTATCGTTACTTCTTTGCCTTTTCTTGCTATATTCTGTGCTATTTGTAATGCAAGTGTTGTTTTTCCTACTCCTGGTCTTGCTCCTATAACAGTAAATTCTTGATTGTGCAATCCCAATATTTTGTCATCTAAATCTGTTATTCCTGTGTATAAAGAATAGTCGTTTCTGTTATTGTAATTACTTTCGATGGCTCCTAGAGTATTAACTACTTTTTGTACAAATGTTTCTGTTTTCTCGTTTACTTGCACAATATTGTTTATTTGTGTTTTTATATCTTCTGCAAGTATATTAACGCTTTCGCACTCCAGTACTTCCTGCAATTTTGTCTGTAGCACACTAAGCAATTTTCTCTTTTTCGATAATTCCATTAAGCTGTTATACACATTTTCTGCACTTGATGTTCTTATGAAGTCCCCCAATGAGATTATATAATCTAACACTTGTTTTCCATTTGCCTTAATCTTAGACTTAATCGTCAGCATAGATATTTCTTTATTTTCTGCCTTTAATTCATTAATTGCACGTATAATTTTTTTGTTACGTTCATTAACAAAATCTTCTTCACTAAGAGAATATTGTTCTTGCTCAAAAATTAGATAATACAACATTGCTCTTTCAAGCTCTTCATCGTACATTTTTAGCCTCCAGTATTCTGCGAATATCTTCTTTTTTCAACTTTCCTTGCATATACGCAACATATTGTTCTTCAGTTAAATCACTTGAATTAAAGCAAAGTTCTTCTTCATCTTTCGTTTCTTGTTTTTCTATTTGCTTAAAGTCATATCCATCTTTTCTAGCCCAATTTCTCAGTGTTGCCAAACAATCCTTATATTTCTTCCCTGTACTTTGCATATAATCATCAAGTTTTTGTATTCTCTCTTGATAATCTTTTGGAAAAAGCTCTATTAAGTTTTCGTATTGCTTATCAGTAAAAAACACGTTTTGGTATTCGCCATATTTTCTTTTTATATTTTCTTTTTTTAGTTTAGTTTCGTTTAGTTTATTTAATGTGTTACTATCTTGCTTACTGTCTTGCGTACTAACTTGCTTACCAACTTGCACACCATCTTGCGTACTAATTTGATTACTTTCTTGCGTACTTTTTGCTATAGTGTGTACTTTATAACTAGTTGCTTTGGTGCCATTTGCCTTAAAATCTATTAATCCTAATTGTTTTAGTGAATTTCTAGCCTTTAGAACTCCAGAACGAGACATTCCAGTGTTTAATTCAAGCAATATATTCGGTACTGTAAACCACTCTATCCAAGCACATTTATTGTTTATGTACATCAATGCATTCCACAAAGCAATTTGTCCTGTAGATAACTGTTTAACTTGTACTAAATCATAGAAAGCTTTAATTTCAGCTATGTAATTCATCTTGTCTTGTTTCTCCTTTCGTTAATCTAAAAGGGCATAGAAACCTTATAAGATTTTTATAAGTTATATTTCTATGTCCTCCTTTCTTTATAAATAATTGCGACCTATTAATCTTATAAATTCTTCTCTTGTATGATTTTCTTCAAATTTCTTTTGTGCTTCTCTTTTTAATTTTTCATCTAATGCTTTACCATATTTTCCATGAACTCCATATGTTCCTCTATGCTCTTCTGATGTTAGCCATACTTTAAGTCCATATTTTTCACTTATTTTTCTATTAGCAGTCCCAAAGAATATGTGATGTTCTTCTAGGTTATATGTTGCTCCTGTTAAGTAGCTTTCCTTTTTATCTTGTAATATTGATTTAGCCATTTTTTGCTTGTCCCCATTCTCTTGAATATTGGTTCTCTAGAACTCTTATTCTTATCTTATAGACATTTATTGCTTCTTGAGAGCTATCATATAAACCTTTTGCTATATCTCTATCTAATCTTAGTTTGGCTATTGCTGTTTCTCCTCTTGCTATATCTGCTAAATGTGTTACTGCTTGTCCTTCTGCTCTTAATTCTGTAAGTCTCTTACTTAAAGCCATTCTGTATAGATACTCTTTTTGTGCTAAATCTTTACTTCTCTTTTTCATTTCGGTTACTGCTGTTTCTAATAAGTTACTATATTTCTCAATTTCTTCCCACATATTTACCTCCTAAAAAGGAAGATCATCTTCTGCTGTTGTTTCATAATTTGTTGGGCTAAAATAATCATCTTGTTTTTGAATTAGCTTATCTTCTGGTATTTCTACACCATTCTTTATTGCTTCTATAGTTCTTAATTGCATACATTTTGTTGCAAATTTTAATTTCCCATCTTGAGCCTCATATTGTTCTCTTCCAAATACTCCACCAATCAATTTACCGATAAGTGTTTTTTCATCAAAACCCGTACTAGCAAAGTTGTATCCTTGATTTGATTTTTCTATGTTCTCAATCATTCCTTTAAAATATGGTGTACTGTTACCTTGTGTAAATTGTCTATATGTGCATTTCCATTTTGCTTGTGCATCTCTCTTTTTAGCCTCATCAAATTGTCTTTGATAATATCCTGCTTGTTCTCCTTCTGCTATATCAAGTGCTAATATTAATACTTCTGCATTTGTTGTTGGAGTATATTCAATTTTTACTCCTATTATTTTACAAATGTGTCCTCCTAATTTTAATTGTTCAAAATCCCCTGTATAAGCTTGTGCCTCATCATATCCTTGTGGTTTATTCATTCTCTTTTCCTCCTTCAATTTTATTTAATTCATAATAATTTCTTATAGTTGTATCAACCATTTTCAAGTCGTTATCT